AACAACAGGAAAAGCTATTGCAATGGCAATCGTTTTCGGATAAAAGGAGTAAATTATGGCAAACCCAAATATAGTATCGGTAACAAGTATTAAAGGTGAATCGGTAGGATTCAATTTATCAGCTACTACAACTACAACTTTAATGACAGTGTCTTCTGATAAACTAATTAAAATTAATAGAATTACAGTTGCAAACGTCGATGGAACAAACGCAGCTGACGTAACTGTATCGGTTACAAAATCAAACTTTACTTCAGATGGTGTCACAAACTTTGATACCTCTGGAACTTTTCACATAGCAAAAACAGTATCAGTGCCAGCTGACGCAACGTTGGTATTACTTGATACACCAATATATTTAATGGAAGCAGATGTCTTAAAAGGTGGAGCAAGTGCTGCATCTGATTTAGATCTATTTGTGTCATATGAAGTTATAGACGACGCGTAGGAGGTTTAAATTATGGCTGGCAATGGCGGAGTAATTGGACCCACACAAACAGTTTCAGAGGCACCAGTCCCTGAAAAAGTAACATCATTTACATCTTCCGGAACTCTTGTTGCACAAGGAACGGGTAATGTTGATTATCTAGTTGTAGCAGGTGGTGGTGGCGGTGGAGGTTTTAGAGCCGGCGGAGGTGGAGCTGGTGGTTATAAGGCTTCAGGTTTTGGACCAAGCCCACTTAGAGGATCTGCCGTGCCAGTAGTTAAAGGAGCATCTTATACTGTAACAGTTGGAGGAGGAGGTGCTGGATCACCTAATACAGCTGGTAGTTCTACAGATAATGGAACAGCAGGACAGAATTCAGTTTTTAATTATGCAGGTTGTTCAGCGATAACCTCTACAGGTGGTGGTTACGGTGGTGGTTATGGAAATCCAGCAGGAGCTCCAGGTGGACCAGGAGGTTCTGGTGGTGGTGGCGGAGGAATTGAAGGATCATTAAGTCCACCAAGTGGACAAGGTGGATCAGGAGTTTCTGGTCAAGGAAATCCTGGCGGTGCAGGTCACGGACCTGGCGGAACCGTAGCCGGTGGTGGCGGTGGAATAGGAGCCTCTGGAGGAAACGCCTCTCATCCAGGAGGAACAGGAGGAGCTGGCGGTAACGGAGTAGCAAATAATATTACAGGTTCTTGTGTCACGTACGCTGGTGGTGGCGGTGGTGGAGCTAGAGGATCAGGTCCAGGAACAAATGCTGGTGGAGCTGGTGGATCAGGTGGTGGTGGACATGGCGGAGAGCCAGGACCAGAACCCACTACAGGAGGTAACGGAACAGCTAACACTGGCGGTGGTGGTGGCGGTGGACAAGGTGGACCCGGTGGAAATGGTGGACCTGGAATCGTAATTATCAAAGAACCAGAGGGCACAACAAATATAGCTCCTGGAGTCTGGGATTTAAATACTGTATATGAATTAGTTAAAGAAGGAAAATGGACTGGATTTACACAATAAAATTATGTATATATAATTAGGAGAAAAAATATGGCACACTTTGCAGAACTAAAAACAATGACAGATCCGACAGGATTTACATCAGACTCACATCAAGTAGTACAAAGAGTAGTGGTGGTAGCAAACGAAGAGGTTCCTTCAGATATGCATGTAGATGGAGAAACATGGTGTATTAATTTTTTTAAAGGTGGAACTTGGAAACAGACTTCTTATAATCATAATTTTAGAAAACAATATGCAGGAGTTGGAATGATTTACGATCCTGTAAAAGATAAATTTTTAGTACAACAACCTTATGCATCATGGTCACTAGATTCTAATGATGATTGGCAAGCGCCAATCGCTTATCCATCTATCAGAGATGATGGTAAAGCAGGAACAGATGAAGATCCAAATGAATGGATTTATATAATATCATGGAACGAAACAAAATATAATGCTGACAACACACAAGGTTGGGAAGCAATTAAATCAAACGACGAATCGGAAACACCTACCAAATACGATTGGAATGGCACAGCTTGGGTGTCCGAATAGGAGGACATTTAAATGCCAAGAAATAAAACTGGTTCAACAAACGGTGGTGTATTAGGGAAAATAAATAAAGCCTCTTTTGGATTAAATACCGTTACATCTAAAACATCTACGGGAGCAATCACAACACAACCAGGAACTAGACTTGTTCGAGCTTTAGTTGTTGGTGGTGGAGGTGGTGGCTCTGGTCCATCAGGTGGTGGAGGTGGAGCTGGAGGTGTTAGATGTATTTCTGATATTCCTGTGTGTGGAAACTCTCCTTATACTATGACTATTGGTGGAGCTGGTTCAGCTGCAGTGGCTCCTAGTGCAGGTGGTGACGGTGGAGATTCAATTTTTAATCCTGCTGGTGTTGAAGGAACAACAAAATTTACATCTACTGGTGGTGGCGGTGGTGGTGGAACTGGGACTCCTAATTCTAATGCAGGAAAAACAGGAGGTTCTGGTGGTGGCGGTGCTGAAGGTGGATGTGGTGGAGCTGGTAATACACCTCCAACAACTCCTTCTCAAGGAAATGATGGAGGGGATTCTTCTCCAGACGCTGGTGGTGGCGGTGGTGGTCATGCTGCTGTAGGAGCTAATTCACCAGGAGTTGGGAACGGTGGAGCAGGTGGAGCAGGAACAGATTTTAGTCCTATATATGGAAGTATTGGTCCAACATGTTCAGTTTTTGGTGGTGGCGGTGGAGGCCGAGGAGGTTCCTCTGGCGGAGCTGGTGGAACTGGTGGTGGCGGAGCTGGTCAAGCTGGAAGTGGATCAGGAAGTGCTGGAATAACTAACACTGGTGGCGGTGGTGGAGGTGGCGGAGGTGGTCCTCCAGGTTCAGCAGGTGGATCAGGAATAGTCATCGTAAAAGAATTAACTAAAGCAAGTGGTGTGTGGTCAATGCAAAGTCAGTTTCAAGCAAAAAAATGTGGAGTATGGCCAATACTCGGATTTAATTATGATTATTTAGTAGTAGGTGGTGGAGGAGCTGGAGGTAAATCTTCTGCTCCTGGTACAGTGCCTTATGGTGGAGGTGGTGGTGGAGCTGGAGGTTATAGAGCTTCAGGATATGGACCGAGTCCATTACGAGGTTCTGCAATATTTTTAGCTCCAGGAGATTATGCAGTAACAGTTGGAGGTGGTGGAGCTGGAAGCTCTACTCATGGTGCATCTGGTAATATCTCAGTGTTTAATGTTTGTGGTGTAGAGGGCACAGATAAATTTACTGGTGCAGCAGGTGGAGGTGGTGGAGGTCACGGAAATTCAAATGGTAAACCAGGAGGATCTGGTGGTGGAGGAAATGGAAGTCCAGAACCAGGATCATCTTATACAGGTGGTACAGGTAATACACCTACAGTAAATCCGCCACAAGGAAATCCAGGTGGTAATACACCAGGAGCAAGTGGATCTCCAGGAGCAGGTGGTGGAGGAGCTGGCGGATCAGGAAATAATTCACCAGGTGGTGGTGGAGGTTGTGGAGTATCGAATAATATTTTAGGACCTAGCACTACTTACGCTGCGGGAGCACCGGGCTCTGGTACAAGTCATGAAACAGGTAATAACGGTGGAACAAATGAAGGAGACGGTGGAGGTGGTTCAAACGGAGCTAACGGAGGTAACGGTGGACCAGGTATCGTTGTTCTTAGAGGACCAAGTGCAGTTACATTTACTGCTAGCCCAAGTCCATCAGCTACAATGTCAACTCATCCAGGTGGTGATAAGTTAGCTAAATTCACAGCTTCGGGAACATTGACAATTTCTTAACGATTGATATAAGAAAGACATAGAAAGATGAATCTTACAAATTATTATTGGTATTTTCAATCAGCAGTTCCAGAACGTATCTGTGATGAGATAGTTAAATATGGAAAATCTATTTCTGATGAGATGGCTGTTACTGGTGGTTATGGTCAAGGTAAAAATTTAAATCAAAAACAAATAAAAGACTTAAAGAAAAAAAGAAATTCTAATGTCGTGTGGATGAGTGATAGATGGATTTATAAAGAGATACAACCTTATGTTCATAAAGCTAATGAAAGTGCAGGTTGGAATTTTCAATGGGACTTTTCAGAAAGTTGTCAGTTTACAAAATATGAGAAAGGCCAATTTTATGATTGGCATTGCGATGGTTGGGATAAACCATATAATCAACCTAATACACCTTCTCACGGCAAGATAAGAAAATTATCTGTAACTGTAAGTTTATCAGATCCAAAAGATTATAAAGGTGGTGAATTAGAATTTGATTTTAGAAATATGGATCCTGATAAAAAACCTAATATTAGAAAATGCACCGAGATATTACCTAAAGGATCTTTAGTCGTGTTTCCTGGTTTTGTTTGGCATAGAGTGTGTCCAGTAAAAAAAGGGTCAAGATATAGTCTAGTTATATGGAATTTAGGATGGCCGTATAAATGAGTTTTCCAAAACAATTACAATTAGAAGAATATTTTAAATGTCCTATATGGTGGGCAGATGAATCTAAGTTTGTTAAAAAATTAAATAAAGCATCTGATAAATACATAAAAGAATCTCAAAAAAATTTAAAAAAAATAATAGATAAAAGAAATAAAAACTTTGGTAATAAAGGTGATATGGGTCATGTGTTTCACTCTACATCTTTGATTGGTGATCCTAAATTTAAAGATTTACAGGATTATATTGGTGCCACCGCACACAACCTATTAGAGGAGATGGGTTTTGATTTAACCAATTATCAAGTATTTATTACAGAGATGTGGGTTCAAGAGTTTGCTAAAAAAGGTGGTGGACATCACACTTTGCACACACATTGGAATGGCCATGTGTCTGGCTTTTATTTTTTAAAAGCGAGTGATAAAACATCAATGCCATTATTTGAAGATCCAAGACCAGGTAATGTTATGAATCTTTTACCAGAAAAAGATAAATCAAAAGTGACTCTCGCTAGTTCACAAATTAATTATAAAGCAAAACCAGGCAGAATGATATTTTTTCCATCATACCTGCCACATCAGTACATTGTAGATATGGGTTATGAGCCATTTAGATTTATACATTGGAACTGTCAAGCTATACCGAAAGGAGTATTAAATGTCGTTTAAAAAAAATAAATACACTGTTTTAAAAAATGCAATTAGCAAAGAATTAGCTGACTTTTGTTATTCTTATTTTTTAAATAAAAGAAATGTAGCAAGAGTTTTATTTGACTCTAGATATATATCACCTTTTACAGAATATTGGGGCATATGGACTGATCAACAGGTTCCAAATACTTATTCACATTATGCAGATCTTGTTATGGAAACTCTATTACAAAAAGTAAAACCTGTAATGGAAAAACATACAAAATTAAAACTATCGGAAACCTATTCTTATGCAAGGATTTATAAAAAAGGAGATATCTTGGCTAGACACAAAGACAGATATTCTTGTGAAATATCTACAACTTTAAATTTAGGCGGTGATGATTGGCCTATATACTTAGATCCAACAGGTAAAAAAGGACAAGCAGGTGTCAAAGTAAATCTTAAACCAGGTGATATGTTAATATATTCTGGATGTGATCTAGAACACTGGAGAGAGGAGTTTACAGGTAAAGATTGTGGGCAAGTGTTTTTACATTATAACAGAGCAGGATCTAAAATGGCGAAAGAAAACTCTTTAGATAAAAGACCTTTACTAGGTCTACCTTCATGGTTTAAAGGTGCAAAGTTGACTAAACCTACAAAATAGTCTATAAAAAAGACTTGTATGGGGAGTGCCACCACAACCACGCTCCCTGTACTTTAATCTGTTAATTAACGTTTAATCTGATATAACGGGTTACTATGCTACAAAAGATAGGATTTCAGCCAGGTATAAATAAACAGATCACACCCACTGGAGCAGAGGGTCAGTGGATAGATTGTGATAACGTAAGATTTAGATATGGCACACCTGAAAAAATAGGTGGTTGGAAACAATTAGGTGACGATGCTCTTACTGGTGCAGGTAGAGGATTACATCATTTTGTAAATAGTTCAGCTAGAAAATATGCCATCATCGGCACAAACAGGATTTTATATGCATTCTCTGGTGGTGTATTTTATGACATACATCCAATTAAATCTACAACGACATTAACGAGTGCGTTTACCACGACCAACGGATCAACATCTGTTACAATAACTTTTAGTGGGGATCATGGTATATCCGCGCAGGACATAGTCTTATTAGATAATTTCTCATCAATTACTAATTCTAATTTTGCAGCCTCAGATTTTGATGATAAAAAATTTATGGTAACAACCGTTCCTAATGCTACGACTATCACAATCACCATGCCATCAGCAGAATCAGGATCTGGCGCAACAACATCAGGTGGCATCAGGGTACAACATTATTATCCTGTGGGACCTGCAGTACAGGCAAAAGGTTTTGGTTGGTCTCTAGGAA